ACGATCGAATCGGGGAAGCTGCTGTTGCCACACCCCCATAGCCGCTCGTTATGCACGACGATGGTTTCCACCGCAATCGTGCCAGCGAGGTCCGTGTTGAGCGCACTGCCCGTCCAGACGTTGAGCAAGCCGCCGTCTGCGATATAGACCACATCGGCGCTACCGTTCTGGAACTGGGCAAACGAGGGCGGGACCGTCGTGGACAAGCTGTTGGCTTGCCCCGTCCATGTCCACGGGTAGGTGGCGCTGAACGTGGAGGTGTAGAGCGTCCCGTTGCAGACCGCCATCAACTGCTGTGTTCCGCCGTCCTTGCGCCATGTGTAGCCGTTCAGCACGGCAGCACTGGCGAGGGGACTCGTCGAGGTCCGCTTGGTGCCCCCGCGCTTCGTGATCGCCCCGTAGTCTGTCAGCCGCGCATTGTCGGCCCGACGCAACTGGTTCGGGAGTAGCGCGGCGTCATCGGACACATTGTTCAGCCCCCCGTCAAACTTGGGTTGCTGGTCAACGACCTTCTCGCGCCCCGGGGCCATTAGCCGCCGCTCCAGTCATACTTCTGGTCGGGGTAGGCCATGCGCGTCGGGTTGATCGTGTAGCGGCGGATGTCGTCCAGCAGCGTCTTGCGGTCGTCATCGGCTAGCGCCTTGAGGTTCGCCGCTGCCGCCGCTTCCGTGCCGCCCTTGAGAAGCAACTGCGCCGCCGCGTTCCAGACAAGAATGAGGTGGCAGTTGTCGGGGTAATCCACGACCGACGTATCGCTGGCAAGATCCAGCAGCGCGGTCGGCTTGTAGTTCACCCCGACGTACAGCCCCGTGCCAGAGGCGACCGGAAGGATCTGGACTCCCTGCCCGATGATGTAGTACAGGCGCGGGTAGGTCGGCAGATAGTTCGTCGTCGTCGCCAGCGGCACATCTTGGAAGCGCGTCTGATCGTACAGCACGTTGCCGTCGCTGACCGACATGACGCGATAGAAGTTCTGCTGCGTGTCGCCCGACCCTGCATTGAGGTCGGTAAACGCAAACTGGCCGTTTACATCCGTTGTCACCTGCCGCAACCCGAAGGTGTAGTACGGCGCAGCGTTCAGGATGTTCGACCACTCGTTGTCAAACACGTTGTTGAGTACCGTCTTGATCGTGTTATCCGACCAGCGCGTAGATCCCACCGCGTCCATGTACTCGCGTGTGTCCGTGACAAGCTGCTGGAGGGTAACTGATGGCATGACCGTCTCTTAGGAGTTCTTACGGGGGCGACCACGACCACGCTTGGCGGTGCCAGACGGGTCCGCGCCATCCAACACTTCGGCAATCGCCGCCTCTACTGCGGCCTGTGCTGGCTGCTCGTTGAACGCATCAAGCGCATCAAGCATCCGGTTCACATCAGTGCGAGGAAACTCGCGGAACATCTTAGACAAATACCCCGGCGCAGAGTCAGGGGGACAGTCCATCGGCAGGTAGCCAATGATGTCATACGCTTGGGCGGGGCTGTAAGACTCGTTCTGAATCCACTGCCGCCGCGTATCGTCGTCCGTCCATGTCAGGCACACACCCCATGCGCCTTGGACGAATCGGAGATGGAGGCCCGAATGGATCTCCCGAAGCCGCCGCTCAATCGTGGGCGACGGCTCAGGAGAGCCAAGGGCGTTCAAGAGAACGACCGGAGATGTCACTTAGTTCTCGATGAGGAGTTCGACGTTCACCGTCACATCGTCCGGCTGGGTCGTGACCGACCCGACCGTCACGATAGACACCCGAAGGCTATCGCCGGGGTTGAGCGTCCGCTGTGCGTCGGTCAGCGTGGACAACACCGTGAACTGGAGCGGGGTATCCGCCGTCTTGGTGTTGATGTCCAAGCCGCTGGTCAGCGCCAGCGCCGTCGCCCCCGTCATCTTGAACAGCGTCACCACGCAGCTCGTCGCCGCCGTGGGGAAGGTTTCCGCGCAAAGGGTTGCACGGTTGATGTAGCAGGTCGGGGCAAAGCCGCCAATGTTGTGCGTCTGCGTTCCCGCCGCCAACGTGCCGGTGTTCAACCGACCGCTCTGGAACGGGACCGGCAGCACCCCAAGGCGTCCCGGTCGTGGAGCAAAATAGTTATACGGCATCAGAGTCTCCGAGGGGATCAAGGGCATGGATGGGGAGCGACCCAGAGTGAGCCGCCCCCCGATCCATTACTTAGACATGGCTGTAACGCGCCGTGTCGGTGTAGCCCGTGATGCTGCCGTGAGCGTTACGGGCAAGACAGGCAAGGTTGCCGTACCAGCCGTAGGTCGTCTCGAACGCATCGCGGCCCTGAATCCAGCGCCACGGACCCGCACCCTCGAACTCGACGAAGCCCCAATCCTTCGCGTCCACCCACGCCAGCGACGGGATGTGGAGGAGATAGATGGTGCCAGCGGGGACGTAGTAGTCGGTCACGCACGGGATGCCGCAGACTTCAATGGCCTTGTAGCCGCCCTTGATCGTCGTGCTGAACTCGCCCGCCGTGAACCGACGCTGACCGACCATGCTCTCCATGAGCTTCTTGGCGAGGCCAGGCGTGGTCATGAGCAGGAAGTCCTTCGGACGGGTCATCGCGTCCTTGCCGGAGCGACCCGAGATCTTCTGAATGAGATCCCAGATGTCCGATTCGGTCGGCGTGTTCGCGTCCGGCGTATCCGTCCCCGCCACCAGTCGGGTCGCATCCCAAATGCTGTAGGTGCTGGCCGACACATTGTGCAGCGAGGCATACGACCCGCCACGGTTGGTGATGTTGATCAGACCGTTCATGGCGCTGTTGAACGAGGTGTCGTTCGCGGTCGCCTTTACGATCTTGTCCGTCGCGGCCATGCTGCTGATCGCGGTGCCCAGCGTCAGCGTGGCGTTGTCGCCGCTGTTGCTGATCGCCGTGATGGCGGCACGACCCAGCACCGCGTCCGAGGACGAGGTGTCGAGGACGGCGATGTAGTCACCGACCGAGAGGAGCAGCGACCCCTGACCCGCCGAGGCCACGCCGTAGGGCGACGACACGACGATGGACGTTGTGCTGGACACGCTGCTCACGAGGGCTACAATGCCATCCTGCTTGTTGTGCAGGGCTTGCTGCATGAGAAGCGAGGAAGCGTCCTTGATTTCTTCCATCGTCTTCTTGGCGATGGTCGTAAAGGCCGCGTCCTTGCTCTGGGTGCCGACGAACGCGAGGCCGTCGATCTGACGGGTCGTGTACGCACGGACCACACCCACGTTACCCTGCACTTCCTGCGCCGTCGTGTCGGGCGGGAAGTAGCCAGCGGACGAGAACGTGGCACCAGCCGGACGGCCAACCACCACGTCAAAGAACACGTTGTTACCGCCCCAACGCATGTTGCGCGGGCCACCCGCACGACCCTTCTCAAGCTGCGCGAGCAGCGGGGTCACGAGGTTCTGCACCTTCTCACGGAACTGGCTGTAGACGTTCTTCAGTAGGCCAGTCAGTTCCGCATCCGAAATAACCGTAGGATTCGGCATGACGATATTTCCTTGTTACGAGAGTGAGTTACCGGATGGCAGACAACACTTCGTCCAGCGCACTGGACACCGCATCATCTACCGAAGCAATTCGTGACGCCCGTGGCTTTTCCGTGCTTGTCCCACCGGCACGTCCCACAGGCTTGGTGGCTTGACCAACCACCCGCTTGGCCTTCTGTGCGTCCACACGCGCTCGTTCCAGTTCCTTGCTTGCCGACGCTTGTACGGGCGACGGAGCAACGGGCTGGGCACGACGGCTATGCTGGAATTGCGCCCATGATGCCAAGTCATCCACGATGTACTTCCGCACCGCATCGTAACGTGACGCCGGAATGTAGGCTTGCCCGTTGGGTGCCTTCTCGACGTGCGCTTGCATCGCGTAAGTAAACCGTTCTAGCAGTTCGTCGGCAGAGACCGTCGGCAGTGCAGTGACAATCATGTCGATGGCTGGCGACACTTCGCTTTCGTAGAACTGCTTCCCACTGCGCTCAATATCGGCCATTTGATATTGGATACGCAAGTTTTCTGTTTCCTGCATCGCTCGCTCGGCTCGACGCTCAGGCGAGTTTTCTACTTCGTACGCTTCGCGTACGGCATGCAGGAAGTTTTCGTCCGTGAGAAGGCGCTCAATTTGCTTTTCGCGTTCTTCGAGCACGGCAACGTATTCCTGCAACTCCTGCTGTGTAGCTTGCGCTTGCTGCTCGACTTGCTTGATCTGCTGCTCACGCTCGGCGTTGTACACGCCCCACTGCGCGAGCTTAACCACCTGATCCAAGCGATCTTGGCGCACCTTGCCGTTCGCTTTGTACTCCACCACCAAGTCGGGGATCTCGACTTCCCCTTCGGCGTCCTTGAGCGTGAACTCGGTCGCCAACCCGTCCGTGACGACGGGCACCGCGACATAGCCTTCGGGGAGTTCTACCGTTTCAGCAACGGGGGACTCGTCGCTGTCTGCTGCCTCGTCCGCGTCTGGCGTGGGGTCGATGTCTGGTGCCGCCTCGGCTTCGGCGACCGGCGCAACGGACTGCTCCGTCTCGTCGGCGTCGGGAGTCTGAGGGGGCAGCGCAGAGTCCACCGCACTGGCAATCGCTTCGGAAATATCCACAAGATCCTCTTAGGGTTGGGCGGACAGGGCATCGGCGGCTTGCGCGGCCTGTTCTGCCTCTGGGGTTCCCGTCAACTGCTGTTGGAGCATCCCAACGACGCCGATTGGGGGGTTCCCAGATGCCAGCGGCATCTGTCCAGGAGAGATGGCGGGCACACTTGCGGCTGGCCCCACACCGGCAGGAGCTGGGGCTGGAGCGCCACCCTGCGGTGGCATCCCGCCCTGCTTCTGCGTGGCTTGATTTGCCAGAGCCATCCACCGCTCTTGTCCAGCGGCGATGATCTCGGGCGACAAGTCATCTTGCAACAGGATCTCGCGCTCCAGCACGTCTTGGTGGATCGCTTCGTTGTCCTGCCACCGCATATCGGGGACCGGCTCGCCCGACCGGATCGCGTCGGCCACGCGCTTGGCCCGCGCTTCCTGATCTTCGTCTGGCGTCCCGATGTCCTTCGCCATCGCAAACATCTGGCGACGACGGTATTCCTTGAGGTCGATCACGCCCGTCTGGAGCCAGTTGTCCAGCAGGTAGAGGCGGAACGCCATCGGCATCGGCATGAGGGTCGCCGGTTCCACGCGCACATCCGACTCGCCATCGAAGTCCGACGCGCTGACCGCTCGCGCCAGATCAGGGCGGTTCTTGCCAATCGCGCCAAGCGAGCGCGGCAGGGAGTAGCCCCATGCCATCGCCGCCATCGTCACCTTGCACCAGTCGGTGTAGGCATACGACAGCGCCGTGATGGGCGGCGAGAACACGCGCTCCAACTGCTCACGGCTGGCGATAATGGCACGGCCCGACTCGCCCGTGACCTGTCCACGACTGACCGCGTTCCAGCCCGACGCATCCTCGAACGCCGTCTTTTCCAGCGCCAAGGCTTCCTTCACATCGTTGCCGACGCTAAAGCCCTGTACCGGCTGGATGGTATCGCTCATCGGTCCTGCGCCACGCACTTCGATCATGCTCGTGACGCCGCCCATAAACGTCTCCGTGGAGATCGCGTTGGGGCGCGTCAGGAACCGGCCACCGGCGTTCACGCGGATATTCTCGACCCACTTGGACAGCAGCGCATTGACGCGCATCTGGTGGTCGAGCCACTGCTCCATGATCGGGCGCGGGTAGTACGACGGGTCGCTGGAGCCGTCACGCACCGCCACGACGGGGATCACGCCCCACAGCAACGGGGACGGCCCGAAGACCACGTTGTTGCCGACCACGACCATCTGCAAGCCTTCGGGGAGGGCATCGGGATGGGGTGCAACGTACACCGTGAGGCGCTCGGTCACATCTTCGTTGCGTAGGCGCTGGCCTTCGCCTATGGTCGTTTGCGTTAGCACCCACGACCCGATACCCTCCGCGCCCGAATACGTCGGTGCGTTGCCAGGGGACTGCATCGTGTCCGATGCGTCCAAGCCCGTCACCCCGTAGCGGAAGCTGGCTTCCGAGCGCGAGATTACTTCCCGAATGATGACCCAGTACGGCGCTTGCGTGGCCGTCGCGTTGGGCGACACGCGCACCTGCTCCACACGGAGCGTCTGACACCCGATGTCGCCCAGCGGCTTGCGCTGTCCAGGCCGCTCGCCCAACCGCTCATCCCACGGGCCACGGTCGGGGTCCCAGAACATGTGCCAAAAGCTCAAACCGTCCGTCTGCGCCCAGAACGCGGCTTCGCGTCCGATGCGCTGCATCTGCTGCTGCTCGTACTGGTACTCCAGCGCGAGCTGCTGCGCGGTGGCCTTGCGCTTGTCGTCAGGGTCTTGCGTTGAAGGCGTGACGGCAAAGCCCGGCTTCTGATCCATCATGATCTGGAGGCGCTGGTCGAGCGCCTTGTCGATCATGTTGTACACGACACGCGCTGCATCACGCGGACGGGCCGGTTCACGCCACGGTCCCAAGCCCGACGCCGAGATCCACTGCTGGCCGGCACGGAACAAGCGGTTGCGCTCCACGAGGTGCAGGTGCATCTGCACCGACTCGCGGCGGCTGGTCCACAAGTTGTGGCACCACGAGGCCCACGCTTGCATGGAGTCCGCCAACTCAGGGATCGCGGCGGGAAAGTCTGCGCCGTACATCGCCTTCTGCAACGCGGCGAGATCTTCGTCTGGCGTTGCGCCCGTGTCCTCTGGCGGGTTGGGGGCCACTTCCGCATTGGGATCACGCGGTACATCCACACTCAGCAGATCAGCCATCATCTGCTCAAGGTTCATCCCTTCTTCCAACTCAGGCGTCAGCGGCAGCGTCATGGTGTAGTCCTTTTGTTTAGCCGATATGCTCTATTCCTTTTGTTTCTACAAGGAACGCACTCTCGCCCAACTTTTACTTTTGTATACTCACTGCCGCACTTTGGGCACACAAGTTTTCTAGAGCATATAGCAGAAACCGACATGCTATTAATGTCAAGCATGTTTTCGCGCTGTGTAATAGGGCGCAAATGATCTGGGTTTACGCAATCCCTGTTTTTGCACAAATGGTCAAGAACTAACTTATCAGGGATAGCATCAACAAATTGTTCATACGAAACTCTATGAACAAGATATGTCTTCCCCATATACCCCAAATGGGCATAACCATTGGTTTGTTTTGCGCCAAGCCAAATCCAACACCCAGATTCTGGCACTGGGATAGACTTGTGCAACACTCGTTCTTTTAACGTGCGATGCAATGTCATCCGTCTATCCTCCCAATACCCACAGCAGATCTCACGCGGTTCCAGTCCCGCAATTCCTCGAATCGCTCACGCACGGCACGGAGCACTTCTTCCTGCGCCCATGCCTCGCGTTCTTGCATCGCGTAGGCTACAAGGTCTTCTGGTACGTCGATCTCCGCATACGCGGTTGCTCCGCTTACACTGCGAGGCGGCGCAAACGCGAGTGCGACCTGACACACACGAAACACTGCCGCGAGGACAACGACGGCCCAAATCGCGTGAGCAAGCAAGGGCACGTTAGACGCCGTTGTACTTGAGCGTGATAACCGGCGATCCCGACGTGTAGGCGCTGCATCGCGCCCGCACCCCCGAGTACGCTTGCGTGCTGGCGTTCCAAATCCCCGCTGCCGTGGCGGTCGTCACTGCCGTGGTCGTCGCTGGTGCCGCGCCCACCGGCTGCATATGCAACGCCACCCAGTTGGTGTTGTCGCAAGTGGCCTCAAACGTGATCGTCGCGCTCAACGCGCCCGCGATCTGGACTGACACATTCCCGCTCGACGGAAAGCCGACCAACGTGGCGGCATCGTTCTGGGCGGCGACGGTTACGCTGTTTTTCATCTGGGTGCCAACAGACATCGGATGCTCCGTGTGCTAAATGGTCAATCGCCTAGTTGCAATCCCACGCTCGCAACGACTTGTTGATCCGTGAGTTCGGATCGTTGGCCGTCTTGGCGCTGGTCAGCTTTTGCTTCATGCCCTTCATGCGTCGGCAAAACGCCACACGCCGCTTGGCCGATGTTTCAGACCGAGCGGCTTCGGCTTTCTTCACCGGACGCTTGATGTCCCGCCCCTCAGCGCGAAGCGAAGCGCGGCCCTTTTCGTTCAGGCCACCCTCCGGATTCTTTCCTTCGGCTCGCTGCCACGCGGGAGACTTTGGCATCAGTCGTCGTACTCGTCTTCGTCGTCCGACTCGTCTTCTGACTCGTCTTCCGAGTCTTCCGACTCCATTCCCGAGTCGTCCTCTTCGTCCTTGAGCAGCGCGAGTTCGGCCTTGAGATAGCCGATCTTTTCTTCGAGGGCAGCGATCTTGTCGGCCTTCGACATACCCTCACCCTTCGAGGCGTCCAGTTCCTCGCGCATGGACTTCTCCTCGCCCATCTTCTCGCCCATTGGACCCTTCGGCTTTCCAATGGCGATCATCACAGCCACGCCAGGGCCCTTGCCCTTGCGCTGCATGACGGGCTTCCGCTTGAGCTTCTCTTTAAGCTGGCTCTGCATGTCCTGCTGCTTTGAGGCGACCGCCTCCATCCCACTCTTTGGCATATGGCTTCCTCACCACCCGTCCGACGGGAGTTGTGACGTAAAGTTTCCTATTGCCGCCAAAGAGCGCGGCGGGCCCGACTCGCCATTTTCCACGTTACTGTCTCTTCCATGTTCGCGCAATGGGAATGGCGTAAACTCTGCGGGCGGAACACCTTGCACGCGGTCCCATCCGTACAGCGCCAGTCCGAGCGCCATCACGCCGTCGTCGTGCTCCCCTGGCGGCGCTTCGTATTTCACGCCGGTCGCCGTGTAGGTGAACTCGAACGCCTCCAGTTCCGCGACCAGCCACTTAGCGGCCTCGGTGTCGGGCAGCGTCAGCTCGTCCCCCTGAAACGCGGCGACCAGCCGCTGCATGAGGCGCAGCTTGGACGGCTGGGTAAAGACGTGGGGCGTGACATCGACCCCCATAAGCTGCAAATCGCTCACAATCGCGTCGCCTACGCCGGTCGCGTCGGCCACGGTGGGGGTCTGCCCTACGATGTCCCGCACCTTCTGCTTGGTGACCGCCCACGGGGCTTGCCACCGCTCCAGCATTACCACCCTTCGGTAGGCATCCATCCCGACCACCACGGTGAAGTCAAGACTTCGGGCCAAATCGACGCCGTATACGACGGCGGGGAGGCGGTCTCGCTCGTTTTCGGGCTTAACGGCGCGTCGGATGGCGTCGAGACCGAAGGGGTTTGCGCCATCATCTGTCGGAACGCCCTCGAACTCCTGCGCGAAGACCTCTGGCGGCAGTTCGCGGCGAGCGATTTCCACCTCTTCTGCCGGTATATAGGGGTTTTCCAGCGTCGAGGCCCGGAAGCTCTGCCAATCGGGGTCATCGGTCAGCCCTCGGTTGAATAGCGTGACAAATCCGTGTCGCCGCCCCTTGGGCGTCCCCAAAATCAGCGCGCGCCCGCCCAAATCCACCAGCGTCGGGCGGATGGCGGCTTGCCAGACCTCCAGCAAATCGCGCACGATGCCCGCCTCGTCGATCACCGCAAGCTTGTATTTACGGCCACGGGCCGGATCGGGCGTATCCAGCGTCCAGACCTCGACAATTCCGCCTGTAACCAGCTCCAGGCGCTTGTCTTGCTCGGAAACACGTGCTGTGACGGGGGCGAGGCGGTCCACCAGCTCGCGCCACGCTTCGAGCGCGATCTTGTAGCTGGGCGCAAACCACGCGGCGGGCTCGCCCGCGAGGGCCACGTCACAAACTTCGCGGATGCCACAGGCTGATTTTCCCCACCGGCGACCGCACATGACCACGCGGAAGCGGGCGGGGTGGCTGGCGATGGCGGCTTGACCTGGATGACGCCGGTGGAGGCGTACGACCGCCTCCGTGCCCCCTTTGTGCTTCCCTTTAGGGCTCGCCATCAGCCGAACCGCTCCCGCATCCGCGCGCTGGCAATGGCGTCACAGACGGCCTCGACCAGTTCATCGTTCATCCCGTTGGACAGTCCTGCGTCATCCAGCGCCACATGGGTCAACTCGTGGAACAGGACGCGCCACTGGTGCCGCTTCATGGCGGTTTTGTCGAGCGTGATGGTGCGCGTCGAGTCATCCCAGATGCCCCAGCACTCGTCCCCGTCGGGGTGCTTGATCTTGGGGGACAGCACGACCGTCACCTCCCCTGCGGGGGCCATGAGGGTCTTGGGAAGCGCCGGAAAGCTAACGGATTTTTTTGAGGGTGACATGTTAGACGGGCTGCGCGATGATAGTCTGGCCCACCGTGGTCACCACGGCGCGGTCTTTGACCACGTTCACTAATTCGACCCCATAGCCCCCGTGTTCCTCGCTGTGCGCGATGATGGCAAAGCCGTTGGTCCAGTTGGGGGCGCTGACGTAACTGGGGTTCAGGTCGCACATACAGCCGATTTCGTAGGCGCGGCGCACCTGTTCTGGCCGGTTTCCTACTGCTGGAATCCGCTCCAGGCTGCTGCCCATGCGATGTGTGTGACTGTGCATGACGCTGGAGTGCCACTTTTCCGCGTGGCCTCGGGCGCTATAGGCGGCGTGCTTGCGAACGAGGTCACCGTGCAGGACCAGCAGCTCATCGGCGATCATCACGTGGTCAGCCAAGCGAATCGGGCACCATTCGGGGTAGAACCACGTCTGGTACTGCAAAAGCTGTTCGGCCTTGGGGTGCCCGTACAGCACTGGCACACGGTCACTGAGGTAGCGATGCCAGCGCGAGGCGGTCCCGTTCCCGCTATGGTTGGCCTCGGTTTCGACCAATTCCATGCCCCACGCCGCGCCGAGACTGTGCGCCAAGTGCAGGAACTTGTGGAACTCGGTCACTTCTTGGCGCAAATCCCAGGTATGGCGCTGATCCTTAGGATACCGGCTGACGGCCAGCAAATCTACCGTGTCGCCGTTCAGGATCAGGCGCTGGGGGCGGACCTGGCTGATGACTTCCAGCAAAATCGCCACACTGGCGTGACTTTGGGCCGGAAAATGGAAGTCGCCCGCCACAATCGTGTACGGGTTGCTGGTGGCGGTACGCTTGGGTTTGTCTGGGGCGGGGAGGGCGACGGGGCGGAGCTGGTCCAACCACTCGGGAATCTGGTCCTGCCCAATTTTGGCGGCGGGATCAAAGAGTGCCCGATCCAAGCCGTCCGCCTTGTGCTTCAGGTTGCGGACGACCCCGACCCCTAAGACCTGTTGTTTGTTATGCACGGACGCATACGACCGCTGCATCTGCTGCGCGATCTGCGCAATAGTCAACCGCGCATTCGTCAGGTCGCGGAGCGTCTGTTCGTCTTCAGGCGTCCACGGGTTTGGCACGCGACTCCGATTGCAAAGGCTGGGGTGGGCCGGTATTCGGCACCGGAATATACACCTCGCCACACTTCCCGCACGGGTCGCCAGCGGCAGGACGCCCCCACTCCCCGCACAACGCGCAGCGGTGCAGGGTTCGTGAGGGGGGACGCGCAGGGTGTGTCATATAGCGGGGGAAGGAATCGAACCTTCGACCTGCGGAGTATGAGTCCGCCGAGCTTCCACTGCTCCACCCCGCACCGAGATCTCTCGTTCTCTTGTGAACGCGTTGACATGAACCGTTTCGCGTATTCGCTGTGCGTACGCTTTGCGTTCATCCCCCCTCTCACATCTCCCCCCAACCTCTGGGGTTTGGCGCTGGCTGTCAATCCCCCTTCATGCAAACTTAACCAAATCTTAATCTTTCCCTCATCTTCGCTTAATCCTCGCCAGCGGCAATCCGGAGCGGGGTTTGGACGGCGATCTGCATAATCGCCCCGCTGACCACCTCCTTGGCGCTTTCGGTCATCGCTCGGACGTTCTTCACCGGCACGTCGTCCTCCACGATCTTCACCTGGAGCGTCTGCGCGCCTTGGTGCTCCACGGTCTGGCGATCCCCGTATTCTGCCGGATTCGCCTTCCCCGCTGCCCATTTCAGCGTTTCGATCAGCACCCGATCTGCGGCGCTGGAGTAATTCGTACTCTCCCGCGCCACCCGAAGCGCCTCCTCCGCCATCGCGCTCGCCATGAGCTTCTTGGCGCGCTGATACTCTCCCGCCCACTCCTCGCGCTCCGTCATCCACCGGCGCACCGTGCCATCCGACACGTCCAGCTTCATCGCGCCAACCGCCTCCTTCACCGTCTGCCCGTCCGCCATCCGCCCCAGCACCTCCGCCACAATCTCCGCCTTCCTCCCTTCACTCTCCGCGTGTTTCCGCGTTGACATGTACCACTCCCTGTGATTAGCGCATCGAGCCATCCGCCTTGCGCGGAAAGCTCCGGTTCGTCCCCTTGGACACGACGCGCGCATTGTCCACGCCGTTCCCGCCGCCCTTGGACAACGGGCGCACATGATCCACGTCCTGCCCCTTCTTCACCGCCTTCCGCTTCAACACCGCTCTCCGCAGCCGCTTCCGCTTCGCGTTCCCGCTCTGCGCCCCTGTGCCGCTCTCTCCGCGCGCTTTCTGCCCCGCATACTCCCGCGCGTAGTCCCGCTCGTACCCTGCGCTTGATGGCATCGCTCCTCCGTTGTCGTCGCCCGCACGCCCACTCCGCGCTAACATAATGCCCCCACGGCACATCGCCTCCGTTGACATGTACCATGCCCCTTCTGACCGTGTGAGGGTGGTGCAATACCGCGCGTGTTGCCGCTCGGGGTATACCCCCTCGCGCGCGTGCACGTGCGCCCAGGCGCACGTGGGCACGTGCACGTGTGCGCGTGCGTATGTGCACGTGCCCACGCGCCCCCACGTGCACGTGGCGCGCGCGAGAGAACGCCCTGAGCGATCTCGCGTGTGCGCGTGTGTCGCGCGCGTAGGCTATAGACTCGCGCGCGTGCGCGGGGCGCTTGGTTGCGATTTTTCCCCTTCCCAACGCCCCGCTCGAGCTCGTGTCATTCCGCGCGCCACGTGCCGATCCCCTCGATCCCCTCGAGCCCCGCGCCGCGCAGCGCCTCGCGCGCGCACGCGCACGAGAAAACACCCTAAGGAAACACCCCGGTATTCCGGCTTTTGGAACCGCCCTCGAGCTCGAGCGGGGTTCCCTCGAGGGGCTCGAGCTCACGCCCTCGAGAGCTCGAGGGGCTCGAGCTCGAGGGCGGCGCTATTGTTGACTCTCGAGAGCACGGGCCGTACGTTGGGGTGGTGCGCGGCGGGGGCCGCGCACGGCAGGACAACTCAACGCAAGAGGGAAAAGATGACGATGGCGATTTTGGTAACCGGCGCAGGGCTCATGTCGATCATTGCGGGACTGGGCACGCGTTCGCTCACGCTTGTCGGTGCGGGTGCCGTGGCGCTCGTAATCGGCGCGCTCCTCGTGGCGCTGCACGACTTGCGGGGGGATGACTGATGCCGACGCCCAACGAAACCGAAACCGCGCACGAAACGCCGACGTGCTGCGCAGAGTGCTGCGCCGTTGTGCGCGACGATGACGACACCGTGCTAGTTGGCGATCGCGTTGTGCACGCGTTTTGCGCGTTCGAGTGCTCGTATTGTGACGCGTACACGTTGCGTAGTGACTCAACGCGCGCGTTCGATGAATGGGGAAACATCGTGCACTTGTGCGAATCGTGCGCCGACGCCCACACGTTCTCGTGTGCGGATTGTGATAGGCTGTACACCGACGGCGCATGGGGAACAGACGGCGTGTGCAGAGAATGCGAACTCGAGCGCGAAGAGCGCGCCGAACGTGAAGCGCAAACGCGCGTGATTGGTGGATACCACAACGGCGAACGCCGCGCGCAAACGGTACCGCTGCCGTCGGCGTGGACGCGTGCACACGGTGATCGGCATTTCGGCGTTGAACTCGAAGTTGAGATGGCCGACGCCGACGCGAGCGATGAACAGCGCCACGACACGGCGCGTGCGTTGCTCGACGTGGCGAACGGCGACACGCGCCGCGTATGGGCAGAGCACGACGGCAGCCTCACGTGGGGATTCGAGCTCATCACGCAACCGATGGGCCTCGATGCGCATGAGGAACTGTGGTCGCGTGTGTTGTCGCAAACGGCGGCGCGCGCGTTGCGTTCGCACGACACGCGCACGTGCGGACTGCACGTCCACGTGTCGCGCCGTGGCCTCACCACACTGCAACTCGCGCGCGCCGTTGTGTTTCTCAACGCACCGGAGAACGAAACGCTTGTACGCGCCATCGCGCGGCGCTATGGCAACTCGTACTGCCGCATCGCGAAGAAAGCGCTACGCAATGCGGCGCAGTCGTACGACCGGTACGAGATGCTCAATCTCACGAACTCACGCACCGTTGAGTTTCGCCTATTCCGTGGCACGTTACGCGCGGAAACGGTGCTCGCGTGCGTTGAGTTTTCCAACGCCGTGCTCGAGTTCGCGCGCACGGCGTCGAATGGCGATCTAAGTACGCGTGCTTTCCTCGAGCACGTTTACGACGTCGCGAACGCCGCCGACACAAAGCATCTGCGCCGATGCTTTGCGCGCCGCGTGACAGAGCGCGCCGCGCCGCGCTACGAGCCGTTGCGTAGCGCCATTGAAGCTATCACGAAGCGCGCAATCCGCGCGCCGCGTGTCACCGACACTGCAACCCGTTGGGCGGAGATCTAACCATGTGCCTTATCATCGTTCAACCAGCAGGACACACACTCCCACGTGCGCGCCTCGTGGAAATTTTCTCACGCAATGATGACGGGTTCGGCATTATGCGCGCCGTCGGTGGTGTGCTACACACGTGGCGAACCGTGGGCGACGTCAACGAGATGCTCGCGCTCTACTACGCGCACGCCGCGGGGCGTGCGTGCGTGCTGCATTGGCGCATGGCAACGCACGGTAGCGTGAATCTCGAGAACGCCCACCCGTTCACACTTACGCCAGATGTGGCGTTCGTCCACAACGGCGTGCTCGAGATCGGCACACCGACGCGCGGGATGTCCGATACGTGGCATATGGCGCAGCACGTGCTCGCGCCGATGGCGCGCGACAATGCCGATGCGTTGTTCTCGAGCGACGTGCAACGCGTGCTCGAGGGGATGATCGGCACGAGCAACAAGTTTGTGTTCGCACACGCCGATGGGCGCGTTGCCGTCGTGAACCGCGCGGCTGGCGTTGAGTATCATGGGTGCTGGTACTCGAACACCTACGCATGGAATCCGCCCGCGCATCTACGCGCGGCGCGTACCGCGCGCAGCTACTCGAACTACCTGCACGACGTTGAGTGGGAGAGCCCCGCGACGGTGCATGGCCCCGCGTGTGTGACGGTGACGCCGTTGCACGACGACACGCCCGCGCTACTCACGAGCGACGGCGAAGACGCCGACGAGCTCATGCGCGAATGTGTGCGTGTCGAGCTCGTCGAGCTCGCGGAGCGCAACGGCGAAGCGGGGGCGCTCGAGTGGGTCCGCGACTATCCCAACGCCGCAGCAGAGCTACTCTGCGAGCACTACACCGTGACGGCAGAGGACGCCGCGTTTCACGTACGCACCGACGCCGCATCGGTCGCCTCGTGGGTGTTCGAGCTCGTACCATTGCTCACCGACTAACGCACACGCCCCGCAACCCAACGCCCCCGTGCTCACGCGCGGGGGCGTTTTGCGTTGGGGGCGTGCGGGGCCGTAAACGCCCCGCAGAGCCCCGAACGCCGCTCGAGCGGGGCAACCCTGCCCTCGAGCCCTCGAGGGCCGCACGCGAGCTCGAGGGCCCCGTAGGGCTCGAGCTCGAGGGCCCCGTGGTGCTCGAGCCCCTAAACGCCCCGCAGAGCCCCGAACGCCGTTCGGGGGCACCGATTCCCCACACAACGCGAGATCGCCCCTCTACGAGGCTACTGGGGCCCCGCAGAGCGCCAGCACGCGCACCCCACGGCGTCGCCCTCGAGCTCGAGGGGCTCGAGCCCCTGTGGCGTCGCCTGGCGCCTCGTGCGCGCGTGTGCGTGTGTGTGTGCGTGTGTGTGTGCACGCGCACACGTGTGCACGTGTGCACGTGTGCACGTGTGCGCGTGTGCACGTGTGCACGTGTGCGCGTGTGCGCGTGTGCACGTGTGCGCGTGTGCGCGTGTGCACGTGTGCACGTGTGCGCGCACGCGCGCACACGCACGAGCTTACCTCTCAGGCTTACCCCTCGGGGTTACCTCTCAGGGTTTTTGCGTTCGGGGCGCGCGCGTGGCGCGCGTGGAGAGAGAGTGAGGGCAGAACTACTATGCCGCAGAGCAAAACTAGGGCTTGCAAAACGCGCGATGGTCGCGCATTGTGTTGGCGTGGCGAGGGACAACCCTCTGCCGCCATCAGACCCCCGGCTGATGACTCCCTCTTGCCATCACACCCCGCCGCCTCTGCGTGAGACGAGCGGGGTGTGGTGCGTTATGGGGTGGGGAGATTACCCCTCTAGGATACGCTTGCGGATCGGGTGCACCCACGGCTGTGGTACCCAGTAATCAGGGTCTTCCGGTGTATTGCGCTTTAGGCGCTTTGGCGGTGTCTGACCCTCCTCCATCGGAACTATAGACCAGACCAGCCGATGCCCATGAGCATTGTTCAGCTTCTGCGCGTGCACGTACCCTTGCTCTTCCAGCGCACGGCAGATGTAATGGACTGATCTATTGGGTTTACCCAGCACCTTGGCGATCTCTGCCGTGGTAATCGTCTTGTGCGCCTTGATTGCGCCAAGGACGAGCCGCTTGTTCTCTTCTCCGTAATTGTTAATGCCCATCGCTACCCTTTACCTCGGTAAGATGTTGCGCGGCGAGCGTGGCGTTCGCCTCGCTCAGTCGCTGGTTTTCTTCCCGCAACCGGCGGATGATCTCTGAGAACATCCACTTCTCGGATGGCTGGCACCCGATGGCGTCTGCTGCGTCGATCACGCACTGCTCAATGGTCCGCATCGCCGACTGGCGCTTTGCGTCACTCGCTGGCGCGCCCCAGGCGGCAGCGACCTCCAGCCGCTCGAACGTGTCGAGCGCGTTGGTCGCTGTCCGCAGACGGTCACGAAGCACACGAAGATAGCGCGGCAGTCCGGTGCTCATGTGTAGTTCCCTCGGCGTGGCATATCCATCCACTTCTCCAGCTCAGTGCGCTCGTACAGGACGCGCCCGCCGACCTTGCGATACGGCGGTGACTTCCGCTCGCACCGGAGCTTTGCCAGCGTCTGCTTGCTGACGCGCATATACGTTGCCGCCTCGTCCGATGTCAGAAAGTCTTTGTGCACCTGCACGCGCTGCTCGGCGGATTCAGTGCGCCGCCGAAGTTCCGCGATCAGCTCTTTGGCGGCGGTCGTTTCCTTCACGATGCGCTCCAGTTGGCCGATGCGGGTCTGCCACACCTCGCGCTCTGCGACTAGCTCGATGATCCGCTGTCGCAGTGCGTCTGCTTCTCCCTCATACCGCTCAGCCATTGGGCGTGTCCTCCGTCTTGCCGTGCAGCGAGCAGTCTGGCGTGATCCAGAACTGCCACACGCCATCCACCTGATACGCGCCTCTCCCCCGCCCATTGTCGAGGACGGGGCAGGTGCAGCCGAGGGCGACAGCGGCGTCACTGCCTGGATTCGGCTGCGTCATGCGTCCTCCTGCTCGGCATCTTCAACGGCGGCTGGCAACGCCACACGGATCGCATCAAGCACAATGTCAAGATCGACATGGTGCAGTCCTTCGATTGTCCGTTGTGTCATGCGGCGTACAACCTTCTCACTCGGCTCCCGCAGCGCGGCGAGAATGGCCCGCAGCCGGTCGATCTCGGCGCAGAGGATCAGTCCCTCTCCTGCGTTCAACGTGCCGCCCTTCCGTGCCCAGTGTTCGGCGTTCGCCAGCTTGTCGCTCGCGTAGCCGGTGCGGTGGGAGCCGGCGCTGCCGAAGTTGCCGTCCGCTTTCGCGTCGGTCGGGTCTGGTGTCTGGCTCATGGGGTGTCTTCTGGTGCGGTCTCAATGGAAACGAGCGTAAGCTGCATGACGAGCTGCACGCGCTGTGTTTGCAGCGTACGGAGTTCTTGGATCAGCGCCGTGATACGGGTGTCGATCTCTTCAAGCAGCACAGGGGCGTGATCGACGACGGCCTTCATGAGATTCATGCGTCCTCTGGGGTTTTGATGAAGCGGACCATTGTTTGGATGTGTCCTTCACGAGCGAGTTCTTCGTTTTCGTACCGGATGATCGTCGGCTCTTCGGTGTGTCTGGTCTTGATGGGGAACACCCAAGTCTCGTGCGCGTACGCCTGAACGGGCGGGTCGAGATCCTTGGTGACGATGAGATAGCCTGGGATGCGGTTTTTGAGATACATCACGTAGTGGCTCCAGTAATCGAATGGTGATGGTCGCGCCTGCAATAAGGGGCGACACGTTGAGGTCGTCGAAGATCCAGTGTTCGTCGCGCACCTGCTTGTCGTCGATCCACACCCCGCCGCTCGCGGTGATTCCGTCTTTCAGGCTCTTGCTGAAATTGAGATCACGGTGTCGGCGATCCGGTGCGCGGACAACGATGACAATGCCGATGCGCTGTCGTGTTTCAGTCCACCCTGCTTGCTCTGCCGCAAGCCGTGCCAGCTCGCCGATCACGTGCTTCGACTGGCGATACCGCTTGCTCAGGATGTAGCCGCGCACGTACTTCCGGTTGTCACTACACAGCGCCTCCCACGGGACGGTAAACGTCAGGGCGGGCATGACGCTGCCTCGACCATCCTCGCGAGCCGCGCGGCGAACCACGCAACGCAGACACTGCCCACGCCGTTGCCGCACAGGCGGTATCGTGCCGCGTCCGAGAGGAGGAAGGGCGTCCCGTCCTCGTGTGCGCCGTACCGCGTCCAGTGATCCGGCCACGACATCAACCGCTCGCACTCAAGCGGCGTGATGCGGCGAGGGAGTCCTACGCCGACAGCCGAGAGCGTCTGCTGGATTTGCAGCGCGTCCTGTCCGTTGCCACCAGGCCCTGCGGTATGTGCGCCCATTGTAAGTGTTGGGAAAACCGGCTCTACAACGCCTTCAACGCCGCCTCTAACGCTGGAGGCAGCGATTTCCCGCGCTTGCTGGCGCGGCGAAGGATGCCCGCACACGCCTTCTGAGAGAGCCAATACTTCGGCGGGATCGACCCCACCGGCTCGAGCAGCGACGACAAAGACACGACGGCGGCGCTGTGGGGGGCCGAAGTGTTGCAGGTCCAACACGCGCCACGCGGCCACTCCGGTAGATCCTGCTGCCACACCTGACTTGCGCCATCCGTCCTGGGGAACAGCAACGTCGGCTCCCACGAAGGCTGATAGGACGGCGGCGAAATCGTGGCCGTTGTTAGAACTGAGGGCTCCAAGGACGTTCTCCCAGATAAGGTACGGGGCCTCGCTTTCTTTCCAGATGCGGACCTGTTCATGAAACAACCCAGAGCGTGCGCCGTCCAACCCCGCCCGCCGTCCCGCCACACTCAAGTCCTGACACGGCGACCCGCCGCTTATCAGTGTCACGCCACGGAACTGCGTCCCGTCGATCTGCGCGACATCCCCATGCAGGGGCACGGTCGGCCACTGCCTCCGCAGTACGGCCCTCGCGTTGGGCTCGATCTCGGCGTGTGCGATAGGCTCGAACCCCGCCGCGTCGAGCCCCATACTGAGCCCTCCTGCTCCTGCAAACAACTCCACGTACGTCAAGCCACTCACTGTGCGTTCCTCCCGATGCGTGCGGTCCATCCATCCTTCTCTGGCGGTGACACCCGAGTCTCCAGCCGCAGGGTCCGGTAGTCCCAGCGCACCGGAAGATCGGCCACGCTGCCGTGTCGATTCTTGTCCACGATCAACCACGTGTCTGCCATCCCGCCGTGCCGCTCGAAGCGCGAGTGGTCGAACAACAGCACTTGGTGTGAGTCGTTCTCAATCGCACTACCGCCCATCAGTCCTTGCGCGACGGGCCGCTCGCTGCGGTTGGCAGAGGTCTGCCGGTTGAACTGCGAGAGGGCTACCATCACGATCTGGTACTGCTGCGCCAACTCACGGAGCCGGTGCGCGACCTGCTCAATCCGCTCGTTGATGCTGTGGCTATGGCTCGTGTACGCCAACTGCATGTAGTCGATGAGGAAGTACCGCGACCCGTGCACATCCACGTGGTACTTGATCGCCGCCTCCACGTCCGAAAGCCGTGACATCGGGCGTCGGTTCACCATCACGTGTCCGCCTGTTTGTGTACGGATATTGTCGAGTGTCACCGATGCCCGTATAAACGCGTCCTGCGAGAATGATTCACCCTGCTCCAGTACACTGACCGACTCCCCGCTGACCACCGAGAGAAGGCGCGTCGCCAGCTCGCTGCGTCCCATCTCCAGCGAGATAAAGGTCACGGCCTCGCCATGCAAGATCGCCTGTGCTGCTAAGTTGATGGCTACCAACGACTTACCGGTTCCAGTGTTCGCCCCGATGGTGATGAACCACCCGCGCGCCAGCCCAACGCCACCCCCACCTCCACGGCACAGCGTATTCCAGCCCGAGAGCATGGTCGGGACCGCATCAATGGGGGCCAGCTTTTCTTCCAGCAGGTGCTCCAGCGTCATCCCGCTCAGGCTGTCGAAGGCCACCGTGGGCGGCTCCGTCCCGATGGGCACGGCTGTATTGACGATATGCGCCCACGCGGACTCCCACGGCTCCCCGTGGGCTTGCACGGCTTGATGCAGGTCACACAGGTCCTTGATGCGCTGCCCACGGTACGTCACGTCCTTGAGGACGCGGGCCGACGGGAGGGATCGCGCGACGTTGGCGACCAGCGTGGCCCCGCCCTCGTCAGGCTCCTGCCATACAGTGACGTCCCGCCCCGAGAACAGCAGGGCATACTCTGACTTCCAGAGCGACGCCCCTGGAACGCCCACCACGCACAGCCCGCGCTGCCATCCCGCGTGGCAGTCCGACTCGCCCTCGACGATCAGGACGGGGCCCGTCGTAGCGGCCAGTACGTCCTGCCCGTAGAGCGGCGTGCCGGTGCCGTCCGCCATCCAGAATGTCCCCTTCCGCGTGCGGCACTTGGTGCGGATGGTCTGCCCCTCCGCGTCGCGGTAGGGGATCGCCACCAGCGGCTCCCCGTACTTCCCGTCCCGCTGCGTTACTCCTGCTCGGGTGAGGACGTCAAGGGCGAGCCCTTTCCGCTCGGCGTACTCGACGAGGGTGAGCCCTGTGTTGCCGGTCTGGACAGGGATCTCCACGCCCAAAACCTCGGCCAGCGTTGCCAGCCCTTCGGAAAATCCACAGGCACTGCACCCCCACGCGTGATCTCCGAGCCACGCGGAGGCGGTGGAGTCGTTGTGTCGAGGACAGCGAAACGCAATGCTCTTGCCTGATTTCTTCGCCGCATACCGCCCCCGCAACAGGTGGGATTTGATAATGCCGTGTGCGTCCAACGTGTTCATTCCATGCTCCATGCGCGGTCTTGTCGCTTGATCTTCGGAACACCATCGACATCCGTAAACGACTTATCGTGGATGAGGAGTTGGTCTTGCGGCACCCACGAGAACCGCCCACAGGTATTGGCGACCACCCAGAGATGCTTGTGCTGCGCGGGCTCCATGCCAAAGCCGTCCTTCATGTGGTCCACGGCGAACCACAGATAGCCGTAGTCGATGGTCAGCTTGTGGTCCTCGTCCAGCAACTGCACCCGCATCTCGTCGAGGTACGGCGGCTGTACGATCTCCGCGTCCCAGCCATAACAGTCCCACGTGAAATACTTGGCAGACAACGGCAGCAGCGTGTCGGTCGGGTCTTTCTCCGTGTGCCAGCGCAGCGCATGGAGCGGAAGGTCCACGACCATCGCGCCGTTCTCCAGCACGACATGACACCCCAGCACGCGGTTCGGTTGGACGCTGACGCCCCACCAGACCGCAGGGATCAGCTCATACGACGTCAGATCATGCGCGTTTGGGCGCACGTAGTGGGCCATGACCCACACGTAGCGGTGGCGCGGGAGGGGGATGTTGTGCGCCATCACGCCCATTCCTCTTGCAGCAAAAGATCTGGGTCGTATCGGCGGATACGCGAGAACACATCTTCGTACGTGGGGAGGATAAGCGCAACCTCCCATTCCCATCCACCTTGTTCGCTCAAGAGATACATGACCCAGTTTCCTGATGTGAGAAAGCGGATGTGCACAAGTTCGTCGGTGCTATTGAGGTAAAACACGCGGTCAGTAAAGTGCTTCATGCTGCTCCCAGAGCGAGGCGGTCAAACTCGGAAACGTCTTGGCCTGAACGCGCCCACTCTTCGCGCGTCCGCCCGTGTACGGTGACCTGCGCGTATTGCTCCCAGACGCCATCGCGGAAAAAGGACGCTATCCCACGGACGTACCGGCTGTCGGTCTGGCTACGCAGGATGTGCTGGGCGTACTGCTTTACGGCGCTGACCAGGGTGGCGACAGGTACCCCTGCCTGTACCGCCTCCGCCACGGCCTGACGCGCTGGGACGTACCGGTGGGGTTCGGGGCGCGGAGGGTAGTGTGTCCAAATTTCCGCCATCGCCAGCCGAAACTGCTCCGCCTCAAACAGCGCAGCCAGATCCGACTTCTTAGATCGTTTAGTAGATCGTTCTTCTTCTCGTTTGGGTGACTGCGCTGACGGGGGTGGGGTGACTGCTGTGACACCCCCCTCCGACTCCCCTGACACCCCCTGCTCAAGCACCACTTCGTACACGGGCGTGCGTCCCATCCGTTCCGTTCGCCGCAAATACCCCGCCTCAATCAGCGCAGGGACCGCACGCTGGACTGTGCGAATCGACAGGTTGCACGCCTTCGCCAGCGTCCCGACGCTGGCCCACACGTTCCCGCCGAGGCGGTTGGTAAACGTCCCAATCGCGCACAGCACCCGCAGTTGCGTATCCGTCACCGCCGAATCAGCGACCGCTGCGGCGGGGACAATCGACAACACCGGCATCCTCCCCCTCTCCCCCTGTTGGCGTTATTTCCGGTGCCGACTGTGGCTCCCCATTGAGCCACCCCGTTGACGCATCGGCTCCCCCATGCGCTCCAGCATCCGGTGGACGGCTTGGAACGTGACCCCGACCTGCTCGGCGACCGCCCGCAAGGACAAGCCGCTGCGGTAAAGGGCCCGTACCTTCGCCCGCCGAATCTCGTGCGGGCGGTTTCCTGCGTGCGTGTCCTCGTGGACTAGTGTTGAATTAGGCATCGGCTGTGACATGGTTCGTGTGCTCCCACTGTTCGCAGAATGGGGCGACGTCGCAGTAGTGCACGCACCGCTTGTACTCCCCGATGCGCTTCTCCACCACGTAGCCCTCTGGGACGTCGTTTGGGGACGGCTCCTCGTGCAGTACGCGCAGCGCGCGCTTGCCATCAGGCTTGATGATTGCGTAGCGGTCCCCGCTGTACCACCGCTCCTCGTCCGTGCACGGAACCACCGTGCCCTGCTGCGCGGTCTGGTGCCCCCGCACGCGTTCGAGGATGTAGGCTTCCGTTTCCGCCAAGTCCCATACGGGGATGTCGATGGCCTGAATCGCCGCCTTCGGGTAGTCCGCGTTCCGCTCGGCTTCCGTCTTCCGCCAGTCGCGGAAGATGGCGATGATCTGGAGCGCCTTGATGTCGTGCCCGTTCTGGTGCGCCAGCCACCGCAGGATGTTCAACTGGCGCGTCCACGCATCGTTGCCCTTGGCCTTGTACACGGTGGTCACCTTGTAGTCCATCAGTGTCCCCGTGTCGAGCGCCATCACGTCAAACTGGCCCGAAAGTGTCCAGCCGTTGACCTTGGCATAGAGGCGCTCTTCTGCCACCATGCCTTCCGCGCGCAACCCCGCCCGCTCAAGGATCGTGTGTACCGCCTGACCCAAGAGCGACCACAAACGCTCCGACACATCGACCGTGATGTGCGAGGCGTACTGCTTCGAGAGTGCCACAATCTGCGGCGCGTCGATCAGCTTGGTGGCGGAGATGTCCCCGCCACCTTTGTACGGATCGTTGGTCACCGCATCGACAATAGACTGCGGCAACCCGTGGACGTTGGTGATCTTAGGCACTGACAATCCCCTTGTTGAGCCTTTCGATCAGCTCCTTACAGACACCCTCCATGCCTTCCTGCGAGAGCGCCTTGATAAACTCGCGCCCGTTCTCTTCGTCGTTCTGCATAACCGACACCGACAGCCCGACGAGCGCCAGCAGTGCTGCCCGTTCCAGTTCGTTGAGTTCGAGGGTCATGATACCGTCCCGTCGGCTGGGGTGATCTGTAGCGCCGCCACGTCCATCATCTCGTCCAGCTTCTTCATCACCGTGCCCGCCACATCCTCCGCGCCGTCCAGCTTGGAGATCGTCTCCAGTACCGACGCGCCGAGCTTGAAGTCCTGCGTGAGCGTTGCAATCCCGAGTTCAGACAGCAGGGAGAGTATGACAGCCTCCCTGCTGCTCAGGCCGAGTTCGATCCGCGTGGTATCCATTACCGCGTGGCCTTGATAAACAGCGTAGCCGCCGCCGACTGGATCACCGCGCCGTCAAACGGCACGCCCGCCGTTTCCAGCCTGACGCCGATGGTCGCCATCGCCGCATCCACGCACTGACCGTAGATTGCCGCCAGTTCGGACATCGAAGGCGCAGGTACCGCGGTGCGCGCTGGGGCCGCAGCGGGAGTGGCAGCAGGAGCGCCAGCGCCAGCGGGGACGCGGTTGATATTCGTGAACGTCTTGCCGTCCTTCTTGATCTGCTCGAAGTGCATACGCTGCCCCACCACAGTCTCGAAGTTGAGCTTGTTGCGGTCCAACTGCGACGTGGCAGAAGAGAGGGACACGTACACCGTCGTGCCGTCGTCGCCCGTGAACTGCACCTGCGGGCCGAAGTTCCCTTCCGTTTCCTCTACCGCCACGATGTTCATCGTGATCGGACCCAGTGCCAGCTTGTGAATCGCCATACAACCCCCACACAAAGTGTTGTGCGACAACCCTGTTGTTGACGCACAGGCCAAGTGTACGTGTGGTTGACGATTTACGCAAGGGGGCTGTTGGTAGCATGAAACAAGCGCGCCGTTTCCACGAGGGAACGACGCGCTGTGTTAGGGAAACTAGGGGCACGCTAAGTGCCCATTGTGTCAACAGTTACGGTGTCTTTGTGCGGAGCGCGGTGGCAACCGCTGCGCGGAATGGGGGAAGCTCAAGGCCACGGGGGTCGGTCTTTCGCCCAGCCGGTGTGGCGATGAGTGCGTGCGTGGTGATGCGCGAGGCTGGGATCGCAAAGTGTCGGCAAAGCTCCGCGCACACCTCGATAGCGGCGATGCGCTGTGCCCCTGCGTACGGCTCTTCGCCGTCGTTGCGGTTACTCAGGCACACGCCGATGGTGTAGTCATTGCAGTCGGATACGCCGTCCCACACAGACCGCCCTGCGTGCCACGCGCGCTGCTCGGGCGGGACGATCAGGTAAACGTCGCCCCTCCGTCCAATAAGCACGTGGTATGACACTTGAGACTCTGAGCGGCGTATCCAATCCATGCTCGACGCCACCGAACTGGAGGCGTCGGCATGGAGGACGATCCCGCTGATCTTCGCCGTAGCAGGGCGCGCGTTGTGGTTTGGGCTCGGACGAGACTGCCACGAACGCGGCGGGACGAAGGCAGACATGTCAGCCCTTCTTCTGCTTGGCGTAGTGCATGGCGTAGGCCAGGGCCGTGCCAATGACCGCCTTCACCGCGTCCTTATCGAGCGTGCTCAGGCAGTTGACCCCCTCGGCGTTGCACTGGAAGTCCACGCCAGAGACTGCGCCAAGCGCCGTCAGGGCAATGGCAATGACCATCACAGCGAAACGCTTGGCGACGGGCGGCAGCGCATCCACGGTAGCGGATAGCGACTTGAGCCCCTGCATCACCACAAACGTCAGCGGGCCGACGACGATGGGAAGCAGCGCGTTCGTGAGAAAACTCGGCATAGCTTATCTCCGGTGCATGGTTAATCGGAATGGCGGTCGAGCCGCCCTTCCACGTGCGCGATTTTTGTTAGCGCATCGCGCAACAGCGCATACATCTCGCCCATATCCTTGCGAATATCCCGTACGTCGCGCTCCATCTTCGACACGGTGGTTCGCAGGACGGCGTACGACATGACGCCTCCTATAACGGCAGACACGACCGGCACCATCATCGCCATACTTGTGCCGGTTGTGGAGTTGTTCTGGAGCAAAACCGCACCAATGGCGCTCACGACCCCAACCCCGCTGGCCCACCCCGCATCAGTCGTCATCGGATCACCGCCTTCATCGCAGATTCTATGTTGCTCGGCAGTCGCTGCTGCCCACGTCTCGACACACGGGAGATCAGGTTCTTGACGTTCTCGGCCTGACGCTCCAGGTAGTTACCTTGCAGACGCGACACGATCCGCTCGTCCGAGAGGCGGCTCACGTCGATCTGCTCGTCAGGGCTGCGCGTCTGGTTGTACGCTTCCATCAGCATCCGCGCGCGCGCCGGATCCACGTTCCCCAGCGTCCTGTAATTCGGGTCACGGGCGATGACGTTTGCCAGCGCGGTGCGGATGGCGTTGCCGACGATCTGCTCGCGCATCGCGTACTGGTCTGGCGTCTCCTGCTTGCCACGCTCAAGCCGCCCAACGACCGCGCCCGTGCGCGCCAGCTCGCCCACCACAGGGTCCGTCTTGGTCACGTCCTCGCGGATCTGCGACGGGGAGAAGATCGAACCGATGAGCCCGTACGGGCGCTCCTGAACCCGCCCGAGCGGGTCCACGCGCGGCGGCAGCTTCTGTGACATCCCAGGGATGACGTTCATCACCTGCGCCTTGATACCCCCAGGCACCGTCGGCGCTTTGGTTTCCCGCACGTAAGGGTCAATGCCGCCCGTGACGGCGCGCGCTAGACCGGCAAACGGCAGGAGGCCCGTTGCAGTACGGCCCGCAATCTTCATCGCCGCCTCGCCGCTCTCAGCGGTACCAAACGTGCGGCCAACGTCGATCAGGTCGTTGATATTGGCGACCATCGGCAGTTCGACTGCCGACTTGAGCGGGGCCGTAACATTCGCGATGATCCACTTCGCCCCCTTCGGGGTTACCTCAAGGTCTTGGTCGATATTGTACATCTGCGCGCCGACTTGCAGCAGATTCCCGAACGGGGAATACTTGGACACCTGCACCCACGGCGAGTTTTCGTTGATCTTGATCGCACCCTCCAGCTTGCCCTGCTGGTCCCACGCATCCCGCTCGCGCTGCGTGGTCGGGAAGAAGCCGGTCATACGCCCTTCACTGGCGAGAATGTAGCCTAGGCCAATAACACCAGACCCGACCGAGGCACGCCCGAGGGCGTTTACGAACTCGCGCTGTTCCGTCGCGTCGCGTCGAAGTAGGATGTCAGCAGCGCGCTTGACGTTCTTCGGCGAGACCGCTCCGATAGGGCTGTACTCGTAAATCCGCTTGGCGATATTGGCTGGCGTGCGTCGGAAGGGAATGAGAATGTCTCCGAGAACCCCCCCAGGCGTTTTGTTGAGGAAGTCACGCGCCCCTTCTGCGGCCTTTGCCAGCGTACTGTTCTCTTGGAACGTGGCAATTTCAGCGTCTGCCACCGAGCGCATCGCCATCTCATCTGTCGGGCGCGCGCGGAGTTCGTTAACGCGCTGGGTGAACGCGTCGCCCGTTAGCTTCTCGGCCTTCGCCATCGCGCGGGCCTGTTCGTCAAGCGAGCGGACGGTTGCCATCCCACGGAAGAACTGGTCGGGTGCGCTCAGGCTGCGTGACACCACCCGCGTGTACCAGTTCAAGAAATTGTTGACGATTGGCGGCACGTTCTTGTAGTCGAACTTGACTTCGCGCGACAGTTCAAGCGGGGCGTCAGCCGGTCGCTCTCCCTTTGCAACACGGATTGCGTCAGTCCCGCCCTTCTTCGCCCCATCGGCGCTAACCTTTGCCATCGTTATCGGGTTGAGCGAACTCAGCGACTTGGTTTCTACGCCCGTCCACGCAGACAGCACGCGGTCAAAGAACGTGGCAGGAAACTCCTTCGCCGTTTCAAGCCCCGCCATCGCCGTATTGCCCAAGATGTTGGTGGCGTACGTCCTTGGGGCGGTAAGGAGGCCATTCGTAAACAGCGAACGGAACTGATCGCGCCACGTAAACTTTTGCAGGTCGCTGGCGATAGTGTTCAGCGCCTCTAGATCCTTCATATCAGCCGCTTCACGGATCGCCGTGCGCTCCGCATCCGATAGCGGACGCTGCGCCAGCTTTTGCGCGCGCGCTATCCACGCAATCGGGTCAGCCGTCCGCAGTGCTGTCGCCTTGAGCGCGTTCAGGTCACGGGCCGTCCCCGTGCGCTGCGTCGTAAAGGTCTCCATCAGCGCATTGCGCTCCCGGTCAAGCTGCGACAGGCGGAAGTTAACCTTTGCTATCTCGTCGTCCGTCAGCGACTTGGAATCCAGTTGCTTGAACAGCGCGTCTTCTTCTGCCAGTACATCGTTGATCGCCGTGCGGACACGGAGCAGGTCGAAGCGGTCGAGGCGCTCGCCGTTCTTGGTGCGCTCCACCAGCTCTGCTGGATTGAGCGCCAAGTCTGCGGCCACCTTCTCGCGCACCTCGTCCAGCGACTCGCTGTTCACGAGATCGCCCACCTTTTTGCCAGGGAACCGTCCCTGCGCCTTGTCGGATTGCGTGACGCGCAGCGGGGTCTCGACCTCCGACACGAACTTGCTTGCCGCCGCTTTCATGCGATCCTGCACGACCGGATCTTCGCTGAACGTCTTGAAGTTCACCACGCCTTCGACTTCCGACGGCTGCATCAGCGGCTGCGCGCGCATATTCGCCTTCGGCATAGTAGTCGGCGTGGGCTCAACGAGCGGCGCTGCCGCACGTGGCGCAGCGGCAGTCGGCGGGGCCACGGCGCTTGGCGTCGGCGTGGGAACGGCGGCAGCGGTCGGCGTCGGAGCCTGTGCTGCGGCCTTGCCCGCGCGGAGCTTCCCGAGCCCACGCGAGCCGCCACTGAGGAGCGCGTCGGGCACAACGGACATAGCCGCTGAGGTGAGCGCGCGCCCTGCCGATGTCTTCGACGCTGCCTCTAAAGCTTGCTGCGTTCGTGTCATGCCCAGGCGTCCAGCAAAGCCGCCCAGTAGCGCCGCTTCCGACTCTTCTGGCGTCGAGCCGATGGCTTCTCCAGACGCCAGTACCGCCTGTGTCGCAGGACCACCCGTCATCATGTACTTGCTAATCTCTAGCGGGACACGTCCGACGGATTCACTCAACTCGTATGTAGGGCGGAGGCGCTGGTCAGCGGGGCGGAACAGCTCGCGCCCGCCCGTCTCGACGTCCGTGAAGAAGCCAGACACGGGGTTCTCTTTCCCCATCGTCGGGACGCGACTGAGCTTACCAAGCGTGGACGCAATCGTGGTATTGATCGCGGCGGGAACGCCTAGCGCAGCAGCACCCAGCCCCTCGAAGAAGCCGACGTCTTCTTCCGCTGGCTTCCCTAGACGCGCAGAGCGAAGTTGTCCGAGGCGTTCCAGTGGATCTCTTTGCCCAGTGCTAGACTGCGGCATGCGCTGCGAGCGCAGCCGCTCTAGCCGCTTAAGCGGATCGTCTTGCATGATTACGGCCTCGGGCCGAAGCGGCTACGAACAAGATCTATCCCGTACTTTGCTACTGATTCATCGTACGCACGGCGCTCTTCTTCTAGTGCAGGATTGCTTGCAGTTGCCGGAGCAAGCAATCCAGCCAACTGGTCGCCACCAGACGCCTCCAGCTTGCCCGTTTGCGCTCGCTTGTAATCTGACGCTTCTCTGTCCTTAAACGCATTGTATGTCATCAACAACAATTCGGGTGCCGGTCTGTTCGGGTTTGCTGCCCGCAACCGCCGATACGTAGCGCCAATATCTGCACGCTTTTGCGGATCTCGCTCGCCCGCGTTGTACCATGCTACGGCCTTGTCTATCTCGTTAGCACGGTTTAGGCGCTGGAGCTCAGACAAGCCAGTATCCTTCGGCGCAGGGAAAAGTGCGTTGAAGGCGTCCTTGTCCTCTGCCGCAAGAAAGATCGCGGCTTGCGAATTACGACCACCTTTCCTCGCAGCTTCAATCATCTTCGATATGCGCTCGTCCCGCTTCGCTTGTTCGGTGTCCTTCGCCTTCCGTGCCGCTTCTGCCGCAGACTCTGCATCACGGCGACTCTGCATATACTGCGCCTTCTCTTGACGATCCTGCCGCTCGGCTGCGGTTTCCCGCAGCGCCAACTGCTGTCCGCCATAATCTATGGTCCGATCTGGTCTTGCCGTGGCATAGCCTTTCCCAAGAGCCTCTAGACCTGCCGTTGTTGGCGCTGATGAAATCGGACCACCAAACATCCCGCTAAGTCCAGACCTTGCCATTGACTCTACCGCGCCAATGGCTGCTTGCTGTTTGCGCTGCACATCGGCCACCGGCTCGAACCCCTGCGAGAACAGCGAGGCAAGGCGTACCTGGCGCTCCTCCTCGTCTTTTTGCGCCTGAAGTTCCCGTGCCTTTTTGCGCTCGTAGCCCTCAAACCCGCCCGATACGCCACCCAAGAGATAGTCGAGAAATGCCATCAGATCCTCTGGTTATTCGCCGGTGCGGTAGATACGGCCTGAATCGTCGCGCAGGACACCGTTCTGGAGCGTGAGCATCACCCCGAAGTAGTTGAACCGCTGCCCGTTGGGATAGCCGCTCAAGTCGTTCGGGATCGTGGAGATCGTGATAGGCGTGGTGTCACCACTGGTCCCCTCACCAGGACGATTGCCCGTATTACCCGTTTGGGTCGGACCTGTCGGGCCAGTTGGACCCGTCGGCCCTGTCGGACCTTCCGGTGGCGTATTGGGCGGTGTATTCGCTGGAGCCGCTTCCTTGGGCTTGAGTGCAGCGTACTTCGTCGGATCCAGCCCAATCGCCCGCAGCAACGACTCCCACGCTTCCATCGGGATTTCGCCCGCATACATCCCACGGATGATCTGCGTCAACTGCGTCCCCTGACTCAGTGTCATCTCGCCACGGCGAATCTCCTCAATGACCTGACTGCTGCGCTTCTGCTCCGCCAACTGGTTCGCTGCAATCGTTTCCCGACTGCCCATTTCGGCGTAGCCCAAGCCCAACTGCCCGCGCTGATATTCCGCCGTCGCCATGTCTCGCGCACTCTGGAGATCCAGTTCACGGCCACGGAGCGAGGCTTCCTGCTGCAACTGCGCGGCACGGAGCGCGATGTCCGTCTCGATCTTCGTGAGATCGCTCATGCCCGTCAACATCATCTGCTGGCGACGGGCATCCGCTTCCGCCTGTTGCTGCAACAGCTCGGCCTCGAAGCTCGCCACCGCTCGCGCTTGCTGCCCCGCGAGATCGCCGTAGCGCCCGCCGCCAATCGTCGAGGAACTGAGGCCACGTCGGGCGAGTTCTTCTTCTAGCTTGGACCGCTCGGCCCCGTACTGCGCGGCGAGCTCGTCGGCCTTCGCCTTCCGGAGCGCCTCGTAGGACTGGCCCTGAATCTGCGACGGTCCCGCGAGCAGGTCGAGCTGCGCCATCAGCTTGGCGCGGAGATCCTTTGCCGTATCCGTCAGCGCCCCGTAAGCTGGGAGTGCGCCCTGCGGCGCGGTCGGCGCGGTGTAGAACTGCGGGATGTTCGGAGTGCCAGGCAATGCGCCAGCCGCTGCCCCACCTATCCCACCGCCAGCCGTCGCTGGCGTTCCGCCACTCAATGGGATGGTCGGGGCTGGACGGTATCCCTCATTGGGACCACCAAGGCCAATCCCACTCAGCGTTGCGGGCGTTCCGCCACCCGTCTGCGGCGTTCCGGTCGTGCCGGTCGGCGTGGTCGGCGCGGGCTTCAAGACCGGAATGGTGCCACGCGGCACGTCCTGTGCGCCCTGTCCAGTCGGAGTGCCAATCTTCTCGGTGCGCCCGATCTCAAACGCATCTAGCAGGTTGGCATAGCCCTGCCCACGCGCCAGTGCGACATCGTTCGCCGGATTGTTGTACAGCGCCCGCCCACCAAACGGCTGATACCCACGCGCCGTCACTTCCTCGTAGGAGAGCTTGCGGATGCCAGGGCCACCCTGACTGGCCGGAACATAGGTGTAATTGTACGGCAGGTTGCCAACGTTGTTCTGCGCCTTCCACGCCTGTTCCTCGGCCCGCGTCTCCACGTCCTGCTTCGTGTCAAAGCGCAGGTTGCCCTTGGCCGACGCGATGTAGCTCTTGAGCGCGTCCACCGTGATGCCCGTCTGGGAGGCGAGAGCGGCATACTCGGCTGCCGTGGCAGGTGTCCCGTACTGGCGCAGGAACTGATCCAGCCCTTCCTGCTGCCCGCCCATCGTGAACGTGCCCGCGCTCGCTCCCTCAGGAAGATTCGCCTGAGACTGCGCGAGAAGTTCTGGGGGCGTCAGGGCGGCATAGCCCCGCACGTTCTGCCCTTCAACCACCCACACCCCACCGCGCTTCGTCCATGTCGTGCCCGTGTTCGCCACAAACGTCGAGCCGTTTGGCGCGGTCGGAGGCGGCACCTGCCCAGGCGTGTAGCGCGGGGCGTTCGCCACCGGCACTTCCACGTTGGTGTAGGTCGCCGTGTCCGTCGTTTTGTCAATCGTCGGGGTGCCCGTAATGCCACCCGTGGGGCTATAGCCCATCGGCGGCGCGGCTGGAGTGGGGG